CGTTAAACTTAGCAGTAGTTCGAGTGGCGGAAGACCTCGTTCTACAACCAACCCCGGACCAGGACACCACTGGCCCGTTAACCCCCCCAGTTATCAAAACGACTACCAACAAACTTACTCAAGAGACAACGACCAGAAGGGCCTTCCCCTGGCAACGGATCCGATTTGAGCAAAATCAACATGGACGACGTAACAAACACAACTGTGGAGCAGGTTTCCCGGAATGCACGAGCGCATTTTGGAGCGTATGGATGGAGTGGGCAGTTCGCCCAGGTGCTGAACATACCACAGATGAGAGACCAATTCAGAGCCGGTGCACTGAACGCGTATGTAGAGCAGCACGGAGGAGTAGGCAGCGCGACGTGGTGGGGAACGAGATCTGTCCCTGCCCCGCTCACGGGATTAGTGCAGGCAATGACGGCCCGCCCGTGGGATTTCCCGCAACGAGATACGCCGTTGCTGGAACAGTTGGGGAGTGCCTGGCAAACATCACAGGCGCTCCCTGGGGAGTTGACGCATACGATCTCGCGCGCATTGCCAACGCGCGGAAGCGTTCATGGTGTTATCACAGGCGTAACGAACGCAAGCCAGCAACTTGCAACCTCAGTGGGCAGCCTCACACGCACCCATGTGATACCCGGAATTACTCGAGGAGCGAGTGCGAGCTACAGTTGGTACCAGAGATTCTTCTACGGGAGACTTGGGAGACAGTGGCAGCAATCGGTATTCTCACAACTCGTCCGGGTTGTCAACCTAGCCAATCTCAGTCGCCCGGAGATCTTCTCCGCGCTCACCACGCTAGGCCTGGAGGGAGCCTGCTGGTTCACGCCAGAACTGATAGCACCGCACGTGGCCGCATTAATAACTCTTTGGAGATCTTGCGGCACTTTGAGAGTATGGATGGAAATGCCTGGCACGCCTGCAACAAACACCCGAGGCGTGAGACTGACCAGGTGGTTGCACAAGATGACTGGAGGATTGAGTATCGCAGCCCTTCTTGCCGATCAGCCGGAGATAGGTTACGCCGCCAGCGGACTCGTTTATGGTACACTTGGGGGAATCTACCTTCTAAGTGTCATCAAAATGAACACCAGCTGGGTCGTCGAAACCCTGGAAGATCCCGTACCACCGGAAACTATCGATGGCCTAAAGAAGGATGCGCTACAGACTTGCCATGTGAAATTTGCGGATTCAACCAAAGGACATGCCTGCAACGAAACTTGTGGCGATGCTTGCGTTGGAAGAGTCCCAGTTCATGACGAGTTTAGTGCCAGCGTGTATGACCAATTGCCCTGCATCATCGATGGGCCCATACCCGAAGACAAAGCCCCGAATGACGTGATCTATCGAGCGGACATGGCAATCCAGCACACCGAAGTCACATCACTATCAAAGACCTACACCGTAATTGAGCGCAAACCCGGAAAGCACGTATGGTTCCAGCCATCACTGATGCTGCCTGTCGGCCACGCTCACGTGGACATGACCCCCTCTGAACTGATTATCACCGGAAAGTTCGGGCGGGAAAAGATACCGATGCACCTCATCAATGCGATAGCCTACGGCATCGCCGACCGACCGCGCGACACGGACGAGGACGTAAAGAAGCTAAACATCAATATCAGATCACTGTTAACGGCCAGACTAGGGGCGGAGAAAATCGACTCACGCTACCACGAGATAGTCGGCCTGGTAATTGGCAGGATGTCCGATTCTATCTACGTGAACTTCCTCGACCAACAAGTGAGAGCCCACGGAAAGTACGGATTCTTCCAACGCGCAGTTTACAATTTGATGGACATCAGTCGGGGATCGATGGCGGACACCATCTTGACGAAGTTCGTGTTCAACACGACATTCGCGAAGAAGATTCTACCATGGAAATATGTCATCACGCCGGTCCCCCAATACACCATGTACGTGCCGCCAACCAACACCCAGTTCAAATTCGGGTCGGCCAGGAACTTGGGCAAGCAGCCCTTTCGAAATGAGGGCCCGGGCGGTCCTACCACCACTAACAACGGCACTGGTAGCGATACCGGCGGCGAACCTGGACAACATGGTAGCCAGCCTGGAAACCCGGGTCCTCAACATGGTGCCGATCCCGTGCCCCCTCCTAACTGGGCTCCCCGTTTTGGAGGAAATCTCGGCAGTGGTATCCCCAACCAACAACGAGCACCACCCCCTCAGCCCGAGCCAGATGAGCCGGCTTCTGCGGGCGAGCGGGTACACGCCGATCCTGAGCCACAGGACAATCCCCAAGCCGATGAAGTTCCAGTCGCAGGTCAACCTGATGGCAGATGTTGTGGAGCTTGTGAGGGCGGCTTTTCCCGGGTGGACACCCCGTGCGACTGCGCCGCTTGCATTCAAGCCGGCCTCATCGCGTGGCGTGGTAGTCATTTACCTCCAGGAATTCCATTCCTCATCTTCAGCACTGGATTCTTATCTCCCATTGACCAACGAATGCTCTCTGTCGAGTATGATAACACCAACAGATACTCAAACGGGGATGCCTTTATCGTCTACCTATCGGGCGGCCCGACTTGGACCGCGAGACTACGGCCTGCGGAGTTTGAACGGAACACTGCCGGATTTGACTTTGACCGGATTGGCGACGCCCTTATCGGCTTCGACGAGATGGCAATCGAGTCGGGTGCATGTAACGGAGGAGCCACGCCAGACCTCACAGTCCGGCTCACAAGATACCTTCGTGAATATCACCGTGCCGGAGGCCGTCCGCCACCAGTCCAGCCCACTCCAAGCCCTAGCGCACGAGTTCCTAAACCTACCAGAAATGGCATGGATGAAGGAGGTCAAGCGCCCGATGGAGTTCGAGAAATGGGTGGAGCGGTACCCCGAAAACCGACGAAACGAACTGAGAAAGGGAAAAGAGGAGGCCGAAATGCTCGGTCTCCTAACTAGACGTGACGCCAAAGTAGAAAATTTCATCAAGGTAGAGCCGACTGTCAATCTAACCGATCCACGTAACATCGTGCCGCGCCAAGACACATTCATGAGCGTTCTTGGGCCGGTCGTTGCGGCGGTTGAACACAAAGCACACAAAGCACCATTCCTCGTGAAAGGCATGAATTTGCACAAGCGGGACAAAAGAATGGGCGAGAAGGTGCTCAAATTCAAACGCTTCATTGAGATTGACTATGCCAGGTTTGACATGACCATCAGCAGGGAACTGCTCGAGGTAGAGCGTACGCTCATACTCTCGCAATTCCCACGCACTCATTACCCTGAAGTCCACAAGGCCTACGACTTGATGATGACGACGCGCGCCAAGAGCGCATTTGGAACGGCGTACACGAAGGAGGGAGGCAGGCAGAGTGGCGACCTGACGACATCCATTGGGAACGGATTGTTGAACAGGTTCGCGGTGTGGTTCTGCCTGCGCAAGATTCCGAGGAAGGAGTGGGAAGCATTCCACGAGGGCGATGACGGCCTGATTGGATGCTCAGAGAAGTGGCTGCCGAAAATCAAAGAGTGTTTACAATTCCTTTGGTCGGTCGGATTCCAAGGCAAGATCGACGTCTACAATCACATCAGTCAGACGTCGTTCTGCGGGAGATTTTTGGCTGAGGTTGACGGCCAACTGACATCTTACGCAGACCCGCTGAGATCCATGGCCAAACTTCACTTGACGACAGCATCGGGCGACGCAAAGACGCTCATGTGCGCCAAGGCGATGTCCTACCTCCACACGGATTCAAACACAC